TTATCCTTATACTTGTATTATGTTACAGTTAACTCTAAAACGCAATATATTTTCACAAAATTCTCTGTATTTTACATAATTTAGATTTGCTGTTTTCATTATTTGTTACGATATGCGTATGTGTGCATATCAGGGGCATTTTTTTGATTTTTATGCAAATAATAAACAAACAAAGAAATTTCCCGAAATTCCCGAAGTACTGTGTTAAAATAGTATTGGAGCAATATGCTTAAAAAAGTAGAAGAACACATCTCGTACTTGAGAATGTGTTCTTTTATGCTTCTAATCAAGGAGGTGTCAGAAGTGATAATACAAGCAATAGCTGTAGCTTTTGGGATATTGCTTTCCGATGCTATAAAGTTTTTTGTAAGTAAACTTAGAGAAATGTAAAAAAATAACGACCCTAAATTTAGAGCCGTTATAGTTATTTAAAAAGGTCACTGTGGGAGATAAAGTTAAATTTCTAACTCTTTAAATAATTCTTCAGTAGAATGAAAAACTCTACTTAATCCAATCCCTTTTTCAATATCCTGTATAACTTTTTTTGTTTCTTCATTAGGAACATCGAGGGTTAATTCAAAAGGCAATCCATTTTCAATAACGGATCTTTTTACGGTAACAGACATATCTAAAACCTCCTCACGATATTGCATGTAATATTGTAACATAATATGTATGCGTTATCAACACGGAATTAAAATATTTTGGAGATGGTCCGATGCTACACAGTTGTAAATATTGTGGAAGAGTACATGAAGAAGATTATGTTTGTAAAAAGAAACCGATTACAAAAAAGAAGATTGACGATGCGGTAAGATTTAGAAACACCGCTGATTGGAAAAACATGAGAGAAAAGATAAAAAGGCGCGACAATTACTTTTGTCAGATCTGTATTCGAAATTTATATGGCACTCGAAGGCAATATAATTTTGAGAATCTTCAAGTCCATCATGCAGTACCAATAAACACTGATAAAAGCCTAGGCCTTGATAGCAGTAACCTATTAACTCTTTGCCCTATGCATCACCATATGTGTGACAGTGGCGAAATACCATTCGACGAAGTAAAGCGAATAATCGACGAGCAAGAAAAAACAACCAAACTTAAATAATAGCTTGAAACCAAGAGAGCTATCCCCCCCAGTCGTGTCAAGACTTTCGACGAGAATTCAATTCCACCGACAGCCCTCATACATTTACACCAAATGTCTCTCACCTGAGTTTTTTGGAAAGAAGGTAATAATATGGAAATAGAAAAAATCAACATAGATGAGGTTAAGCCCTATGAAAACAACGCTAAACTTCATCCACCCGAACAGATAGAACAAATAAAAAAATCAATAAAAGAGTTTGGAAATAATGGCCCTATAGCAATTGATGAAAATAACATAATAATTGAGGGGCACGGTCGATATCAAGCATTAAAAGAACTCGGTTTTAAAGAGATTGAAGTCATTAAATTAACTCATTTAAACGAACAGCAGAAAAAAGCATATATTTTAGCTCATAATAAATTAACCATGAACACGGGATTCGATTTTGATACGCTGAATTTAGAACTTGATAGTATTCTTGATTTTGATATGTCGGATTTTGGATTTGCTCTTGATTTTCAAAAAGACAATCAAATGATTTCTGACTCTAAAGAGTTCGATACAAATGAATTCAGTGATGAAAAATTTGAATGTGAATGTCCTCGTTGTGGATTCAGGTGGAATAATGAGTAAAGAGTATATTTGGAATCTTGAAGATATTCAAAAAGTTCCTAAAAATGGATTAAAAGTTTTTTCGTGTTTTTCCTGTGGCGGAGGCTCAACTATGGGGTACAAATTAGCGGGCTTTGATGTTATCGGAAACAACGAAATTGACGATAAAATAAATGCAATGTACGTTAAAAATAATCATCCAAAATATAACTTTAATTGCGATATTAGAAATTTAACCAACGTAAACTTACCTGACGAACTTTATGACATTGATATTTTAGATGGAAGTCCACCCTGTTCTGTTTTTTCTATGGCAGGAAAAAGAGAGGAAGCTTGGGGAATAGAAAAAACATTTCGTGAAGGACAAAAAATGCAACGCCTTGATGATTTATTTTTTCATTTTATTTCTTTTGCGAAAAAAATAAAACCAAAAGTCATTGTTGCTGAAAATGTGAAAGGATTAACTTTTAAAAAAGCTAGAGGTTACGTTAATGAGATTTTAAAAGCGTTTGAAGAAGCAGGATATGATGTACAGATGTTCCTTTTAAATAGTGCTAAAATGGGAGTCCCTCAAGTTAGGGAACGAATTTTTTTCATTGCAAGAAGGAAAGACTTAAACTTCCCAAAAATTCACTTTGAATTCGACGAAAAGCCGATAAGATATGGAGAATTTAAAGATATAAGCTTTAAACCTCTTAATAAAGATACAGATGAGTATAAATATTGGCATTTAAAAAAGCCATTAGATAAATCATTAAGAGACGCAATTATTAGGGAAACTGGGAAAAATAAAAGATTCAACGCGAGGTACTTCAAAGATAATGCGATTTGTGGAACTTTAACATCAAGAGGGAAATTTTTCAGATTTGATGTTCCGGGTTCAATAAGCGATAAAGATATAATTACAATTCAAACATTTCCTCAAGATTATGATTTTTGTGGTCAATCTGTTCAGTATGTTTGCGGAATGAGTGTTCCTCCAATCATGATGAAAAAAATCGCTGAGAAAATATATTTTCAACTATTCAAAGATAAAATTCAAATGAAAGAGGGAGAGAAAAAGTGCCAAAATTAAATTTAAACGAACAAGCACAAGAAATTCTAGAAATCGCCCAGAAACATGGCGTAGAACAAAATTTCTTTTTTATTACGACTTTTAAAAGGTATCAAGTACAAATAGGGATTTTAAATGATCTTGAAAAAACAATCCGAGAAGATGGGATACTCGTTACGAAAGAATATGTAAAAGGACGAGAAAATGTGTATTCTCATCCGGCAATAGCTGATTATAACCGAACGACTGATAGCGCTAATAAAACCGTTTCTACTTTAATGAGAATAATAACTACACTAAGAAATCGAAACGACGAAGACGTTGAGGATCCGTTATTAAATATCTTAAGTCGAGGGAGTTGAAATTTTAATGTAATATGAAAAATCATCAAAGTTATATTTACGCTCAAAGAGTCATAAATAAAGAAATCCCAGCTCCCAAGTACGTTATAAAGCAATGCGAAGATTTTATAAAAATATGTGATGAAAAGTCCGATAAATACTGTTTATCAGAAATTAAGTTAAAACAAATCGATGATATTTTAAAGCTTTTAATTATGCCGAGAGGACTTAAAGCCGGAAGCAGTATCTATTCTTGCTCATGCGGTTATCAATGGCTTTTGTACGCTTCGATTCTTTGTGTTATGTATCTAGAAAATCCTGATAAACGCCGGTACGAGACTGCAATTTTAGAGATAGCAAGGAAAAATTTCAAAACATTTACGATAGCAACCATTTTTGTGTTGCTATTTTTGTTGGAACCAAAATTCTCAAAGTTTTATTCAGTCGCACCTGATGGAGCTTTATCAAGAGAAGTTAAAACAGCCATCGAAGAGATTTTAAAAAGTAGTCCATTAATTTATCAAAATAAAAACCATTATAGATTTAAAATACTGCGAGATTACATTGAATTCTTGCCGAATGAAAATAAATACATTCCGCTGAACTACTCAAACAGCAGAATGGATGGAAAACTTCCGAACGTGTTTCTAGCCGATGAAGTTGGAGCATTGCCTAACTCCTATGCTGTTGAAGCCATGAGGTCAGGGCAACTCAATATTTTAAATAAGCTGGGATGTATCATTTCAACTAAGTATCCAACCGTTAATAATCCATTTGAAGATGAAGTGAATTACGCTAAAAGGGTTTTAGATGGCACACAAAAAGATGAGACGATTTTTTCGCTTTTGTATGAGCCAGATGATACTGACAACTGGGTTGATAACGATTTAGTTTTAAAGCACGCAAATCCAGTAGCCCTTGAAATTCCTGAGATTTGGGAAGATTTATTAAAAAGAAGAGCGAGAGCTATAGCTGTTGAATCATCTCGTGAAAACTTCTTAACAAAGCACTGTAATATCATTTATCAAGGTGCCGGGGCTGAAAGTTTTGTTGATATTAAGGACTTACAAGCTTGTAGAGTGAACAAAATCGATTGGACAGGCCGAGAAGTATATTTAGGTGTTGATTTATCAATGACAAACGATAACACAGCAGTGGCAATTTGTGCTGAAGAAAACGGCAAAATCTTAGCCGATGTAATTTGTTTTGTACCGGAAGGTCGAATTGAAGAGAAAAATAAATTTGAAAAGATAGATTATAACAGGTTTATTGCAGCTTCAAAGTGCATTGCTTGTGGAAATAAAACAATCGATTATGGAGCTGTCGAAGACTTTGTATTTTCTATAGAAGAAAAATATGGTGTGACAATTAGGGCAATTGGCTACGATAGATATAACGCTATTTCAAGTGCTCAAAAGTGGAATCAAAAATATAACACTGTTGAAATTCGTCAACACAGCGATACACTGCATCCACCAACGAAACTCTTATCTGAGAAAATCACAAACGGAGAATTTGAATATGAGAAAAATAATCTTTTAGAAATAAATTTTGAAAATGCTCGGTGTACCTACAGCACCAATATGAACCGTTACGTCACAAAGAAAAAGTCACGTGGAAAAGTCGATATGGTAGTAGCTTTAATTAATGCCGTGTACCTTTTACAACAAGACGTTTTATTTGATGACAATAACTGGGCAGTCCAATATTAAGGAGGAAAAAATGAAGTTATTTAATTTTAAAAAAAGAAGTGAAGAAAACGTAATATCAAGTTCAGACGACGTGCTTTTAAGCTCATTTCTGACAAGTCAAGTAATTACCAAAGATCAAGCTATGAATATTGCAGCAGTAGCCAAATGCGTCAATTTAATCTCAGAAACCGTTGCTATGATTCCAATCAAGCTTTATAGCGAAGAGTTTATTGATGGTAAGCGAAAAACCAATGAAATCGAAGATCCGAGGTGTGATTGTTAAACTACGATACACAGGATACTTTAGATGGGATTCAATTTAAAAGGGCTCTAGTAAGAGATTATCTATTGTCCGGTAACGCCTACGCCTTTATAAATAAAAGTCGAAATAAAGTCAAATCAATACATTATGTGGATTGCGACAACGTTACTGTAAATGAAAATTCTGACCCTGTTTTCAAAGATTACAACATTTTAGTTCAAGGTAAAGCCTATAAACCGTTTGAATTTTTGAAAATTACCAGAGCTACAAAGGACGGAGCTAAAGGAATTGGAATAATTGAAGAAAACAGCGAACTTCTAAATATAGCTTATACAACTTTAAAATTTGAGCAAAATCAAATCTCAACAGGTGGAAATAAAAAAGGCTTTATAAATTCGAAGAATAGGTTATCAAAAGAAGCACTAGACAGCCTGAGAGACGCTTGGAGGCGGTTATATAACATGATTATCCTAAATGACGGATTAACGTTCCAAGAAGCAAGTAATACAAGCGTCGAACTACAATTAAACGAGACGAAAAAAGCAATGGCAGAGTCAATTTTAGATATTTTTTCAGTGCCCGTCAAATGGGATTGGGATACGTTTATAAAGACTGCAATTATGCCGGTTTTGACAGCAATTGAATGCGCTTTAAATAAAGATCTGTTACTTGAAAAAGAAAAGTCTCGTTTATATTTTGCCTTTGATACAAAAGAAATCACAAAAGGCGACATTAAAACGAGGTTTGAAGCGTATAAAACAGCACTTGATTCTAATTTAATGCAGATCGATGAAGTAAGATACCTTGAAAATCTTGAGCCACTTGGATTAAACTTCATTAAATTAGGTCTTCAAGATGTCTTATTTAACCCTCAAACGAAGGAAATATACACGCCAAACACCAATCAAACAGCGTATGTGGAGGGAGGTGAGCAAAATGAGGATAGAGATTCGAAATGACAGTGTGCTACTTGATGGATATGTGAATGCCGTAGCAAGAGATTCAAGGCCAATGTTAGATGAACATGGAGAAAAGTTTGTTGAACAAATAGTTCCAAAGACTTTTCAAAGGGCAATTGAAAAAAACGATGATATATTTTGTCTTCTAAATCATGAGCCAACAAGAGTTTTAGGGTCAACGAAAAAAGGAAAT